TCCGTGCCTTCTCTTTTAGAAGTTTGGACAAGGACCACGTTGCAGGCCCAACGACGGTGTGCAGCCAATCTGGGTACACGCAAATGATGCGAGGGTCGAATAGTGCGAACGAGGTGCCCGATTCATCTTCGGTGTCACAATCAATCATTGTGCCTGCTTTTAGCAGGTTTTCGCGCTTCCGCATGGCGGTAACGCGGCAGGCGTCACGGGGCTCCAACGGATTCAATCGCGCGACTCGCTTGTTGCGCTGTGATCCGCCCGGGAACCTCGACACCCACTCCTCGAACGTCACGACGTCGTTGAGGGCCTTGTCTAAGCCGGCCGCTTTGCGTCGTCGTGCCAGTACCGACCGGACGAGTGCCCAGTTGTTCTTGTAGCGCATCCACTGCGACACTCCGTCGCAACAGTTCATACATCCATGCGCCACGCAAACCACCTGGGGCCCCTCGCCAAGCTCCGTAGCCCACTCGAGATCGTCTTCGAGAGTAGCCATGCACAGCCGGTTTGTGATTCCAACCTCGAGATTGTGGGTACAATCCCTAGCGACTACAGGCCAGACGAACGGCGAGCGCGGCCCAACGGCCGCGTTACCGAACTTGGCTTTGCAATCGACGGTGGAACACTTCACCTCGTCATACGTGGATCGCAGATCCTGATCCTCGCAACAGACGTCATTTCTGACGACGCGCGTGGCAGGCTTCGTGTTGGAAAACAGGTAGCAAGCCTGAAAGTTCCAAACGAAGTGGCAGAAGCACCTGTACCAGAACCACCCTCGAGTGGGTGGAACGACGAGAGTCGCGAGAGTAAGCGTTGTGTGCAAGAGGAGCGTTTTCGTCCCCTCCACAGCCAAACACGCCACAAGAAATGCAATGGGAAAATACGTACGAACAACTTCTTCGCAGAGAGGAGCAGCAACCAAAACCGCCAGGGTGTTCGCGCCAGGGCGCGCCCGAAAGGCGTTGTGTAAAATGCTGCCGTAAGGCCAGAAATACGTGCGATATATGTGATCACACACTTTCTGGCGAATTTGAGTGGCGGCGGCGGCGACAAAACGCCGCACTGTACCGAGGAGGTTCCAGGCGCACTGCGATATGGCACAACCAGGCTCTGGAATGGCATTAGCCCACAGGAGCAGCTTTCGCGCCCCAAGAACCATGGCCATCTTAAACCCTTTGGCGATGCCGTGCGTCACATCCTCCATTCTCCACCGATCCGAGAGGTCCACGTACCTGACCTTTTCGGAGATTACCTCGGCGACGGGCCTGGCCGCGGGTGACAGCGCCATTCGCATGGGCGCTTGCTCCACAGTCGGTTTCCGCCGCAGTTCAACTCTGCGACCCCACCACATCCTTGCGAGCGTGAACGCAAACAACAACCCGGAAGCCACGTTGACCCCGGTCTGCAAACTGACGGAGGCGGCAGCAGGCGCAATGCCATGCACCACCAACTTCAGATGTCTTGCAATCAGCTCCGTCTTGGCCCAGGCACCGGCCAACAGGCCGGCCTCCTGCTCAAGTCTATCAGTCCACACATGAGAGACAACCAGCAGCACAGTGGACGCACGCGCGTTGGCAGGCACCTTAAATGATTCCAACCGCTTTCGCACATAGTTTGAAAGCAGCCGGAGATTATCAGGCGTCCGCGGTCGGCACGTGACATACACCCTTGCGTCTTCGAGCAAGTCCAATGGAACTTCGGCGACGACCGTGGACCCGGTGGTAAACCACACGCGTCCACAGGCCACCCATGACCGTTGGTACTGCACATTAATTCTCTCCGCGGTCTTCGCCAGCGCCGCATCAGCGCCTTGGTTGGCGACGACCTCAGCCATCGGTACCAGACATACGACACGGGAATGGCCGATACGGTACACCTCTTCGCAAGCGAAGGACTTTGTGCCGTCCGTCCAAATGCCCGAGTTCAGCGAAAGCAGAGCGCTGTGTCGGTACAAACACGATTGTCCGCGAACACTCATTTCAACTAAGCCGTCTCCGCCCAAAGTAAGCTTCCACGAAGCTTCGCATTGCGCGGCGACGCCTTCATTGAGGTAGGCGTACGGGTACATTTGCCCCTCAAGCCGGTCGGCCGCAAAGTTGTGCACCACAGCAAAGTGCTGTTTCGTCTTGGTGCGCTCCATAACTGCGGCAAGGTCGGTTGGGGTGAGATAGTACAACGAGTGGACAGACATAGACACGCCATAGGTGCCACAATCGCAATCTTGGGCGAAGTGCGGACACCAATTGGTGAGTTTCAAATCTGCATACTGCGCATGGCGCAGCTCGTCGTATGCACGAGTGGCCGGGCATATGGGACATGCGTTATGTACCTGCCTCCAGCCGTACTTGTGGGCGCGCCGCGGGTCACCGCCAACGGCGAGGACCTTGTCTCCACTTCCATGAGCAAGCTTGCTCAAGCACACACGATACGCCCACATTTCAGCGAATTGGCGTTCGGCGCGCAGTAGGAGGTGAGAGTGAAGGCCGCCATGTTGACGGGGCCACAACGGAGATCCAGTAGTGGATTGCCAAATGAGACATTGAGCATCAGAGATGCGCTTGTCCTTGAAGGGATCCATTGGAACGCGAATTTGTTGGTGGCCGATCTCGCTCGGGCCTGGCGGACAATAGGCGAGGTGAGCCCCGGAAAATGGGCTCCTCA